AACTAAACTGGAAAGAAGGAGTTTCTATTTCCTCAGGAGCTTCATTAATAGGAACTTTTACAGGACCTAATTTATATATCTATTCTGATAAAGGCCCAGATTATGGAAAGTTTAAATTAAGAATAACATCTTATGGCGAAGATACAGAAGTAAATAATAAAGTAGAATTAGATTGGACCTATGTAGATTTGTATAGCCAAACAAAAACTTCAGAATCTTTAGTGTTCTCAAAAACAAATTTAAGTTATAAAACTTATGTGTTTGAATTAGTATCTGATTTTGAAAAAAACTTACTATCTTCTGATGGAAAGATAAACATAAAGAAGTATACATTTAGTTTAGATAATTCTTTGACTTTAGAAAAAGAAGAAATTAGTTCTACTCTGCTAGCAAGAGTTATAACAGGAGCAGCATAAAATGGCAATAATAAAAAAGAAAATAGAAAATTTAAAACCTGGAAAGAATTACATAATCAGTGTTCGTACAAAAAATCCTGACCTAAATGTTTTTTCAGAAAGTTCTAATTCAATATTAGTTAATATTCCAAAAGATACAACTGTTCCAAATGACATCCAAAACTTAAATCTCTATGCCTCATTTGAAAAAGTAATGTTTACTTTTGATTACAGCACAGATCCAGATATATCTAACTATGAATATGAATTATATGACAATGGAGCAGGAACAGGAACTCCAGTTTCAAAAGGTTTTAATTCAGCAAATGTTTTTACAGTTTCTGTAACCAACAGCACTGATACAACAACTAAAACCTATTGGGGTAGAGTTAGAGGAATCGATACAAGCGACAACGCAGGAGCTTGGACAGCAATAAGACAAACGGATCAATCAACACCTTTGATTAACAGCCAGTATATAAATAGCTTAACTGCTTCTAAAATTACAGCTGGAACAATAGGTTCTCAAACAATAATCTTAAACCGGAACAAATTCCGTAATAAGATCGAACAACTATGCCGCAGCTAATACTACATTTGGTGGAACTGGTTGGAAAATAAGTGGCGATGGCAAAGCTGTTTTCAACGATGCAAGCATTAGATCAAGTTTAGATATTGGAGAAGATGCAGGAACCTCAGATGCAACTTCATTTCACGTTGACGCCAATGGAAACATGTGGAGCGGCTCAAACAGTACAAGCTTTGCTACAGCTCCTTTTAAGGTAACTAATACTGGAGATGTTACTGCTAATAGCTTAACTCTAACTGGAGAAACAGTTATAGAAAATGGTAATGACGCATCTTTATTTATAACAACAAATACAGATGGTATTGGAGTTTATAACGATGCAAATACAGCTTTTTATGTTGATGGAAATGAAAATTTTTCTTTAGGCGAAAAATTAACATGGGATGGTTCTACTCTTACAGTAACTGGAAATATAAATATTACAGGTGGCAACACTCTTACTTTAATCAGTGCTGCGCAATCAGATGCAGACAGTGCATATGCCTTAGCTGAAACAAAAATAACAGCTGGAGAAATACAAGTTTCATTAGATAACGGAACCACAATAATTAGTGGAGATTATATAACAACAGGCACTATAGACGCTGATTTAATTCAAGGTGGAACTATAAGAGCTAGCACATCCTTCATAGCAGAAGGATCTGGAACTTTTCAAAACTCAGATGGATCGTTTTATGTTGATGCTGGTGGTGGTTGTTCAACCAATTATATAAAATCTTCATCTGGGAACTTAGCTATGGATATTAATTTTGCGGATTGCAACATGGTTAACTTAGGCTCTCCAATACAAAGTGGTTTTTTTAGAGTTTATGGAAATTTAAGATATATAACAATTGGTACGATTTCCGATGAAAGAATAAAGAATACAATAAAACCTATTGAATCTTCGATTAATTTTATAAAAAAATTAGAACCGGTTACTTATTATTTAAGTAATTTTAGTCATGAAGATACTTTAAATAGCGTTACTGTAAACAATGAAGGAAAAAGAAAACATTTTGGTTTAATAGCCCAAGACGTAAAAAAAGCATTAAATGATTCAGGTTATCCAGCTTCAGAATATTCACTTTGGTCGAGTGATGATTTAGAGGATGAAGACTCTCTTCAATGGATTTCTTATGAAGAAATTATTCCCCATTTAGTTAAAACAGTTCAAGAACTGTCAGCAAAGATAGAAGAACTTGAGTCTAAACTAAACTCGTGATATACTAAAACGATATCTATTTTAGACACAAAGGATAATTATGAGCGACGCAAATACAGAAGAAGTTAAGAAAGATTTCTCAGTTGAGATTAAAATCAGCGAACAGAACCTTTCCTACAGAAGTGACTTTGCAGAAGCTGAGACAGTTTTTTGGTTGGAAGCAGTAAAAGATCTTATTATTAAGAATGCTTTCAATAAAGCTGGCTTAGATCAAGCAAACTAACTTATAAAAATATGATCTAATAAGTACTATTTTATTAGATTTATACAGGAGCTTTAAATGCCACTTTCAAATTATTTACCATTCCGTCAAATAGATGAGTATAACAATGGTAACTTTGTAGCAAAAACAATAGACCCAGAAGACGTTGGTACGTTATCAAAGGTTATGAAAGTGGCCTCTTTGGCCCTTGGTTATCATGGTTCAGTTTATTGGTATAACACTAGAGCTACATTTGAACCATCTCCATATGATCTTGAGAGAATTACTCAAGCGGTTGATACTGACTCATATATTCGTCAGGCAATGAATAAGTATAAAGAATTATTCTGGAAAGAAAACTGGACTATAGTTGGAGAGAATCCAGAAGCAGTAGCTTATTTATATCAAAGAATTGACTTCCTCGAAATGACGATGAAGAGACCATTTCTTGATTTTCTCATTGAAGTTTCAGATCAATTATTTAAGTATGCAAACTGTTTCATAGTTAAAGCTAGAGGTGACATATCTGATTACTTCCCGCAAAAACTTATGCCTATTTCTGCTGAACAACCAATTATTGGTTATTACTTAATCCCAACTGAACAAGTAAGAATTCTTCGCGACAGATTTAACAGACCAAAATCATATCAGCAAAGAACAGATCCTCTAACTTATTCTCCATCTATTAAAACACCTGTCTGGACTGCTGACAGAGTAATACACATGTACTTTGATAAAAAAGCTGGTAGAGCTTTTGGTACGCCTTTTTTGACAAACGTTTTAGACGACGTAATTGCGTTAAGACAATTAGAAGAAGATATACAAAATCTTGTTCATAGAGAATTGTTCCCACTTTATAAATATAAGATTGGAACAGCAGAGCAACCAGCAGAGCCAGAAGAAATAACACGCGCAGCTGCTGAGATTGAAAATCTTAGAACTGAAGGTGGATTAATTCTTCCATTTAGACACGATATAGAAATAGTTGGATCTGGTGGACAAGTATTAAACGCGCAACCATATCTTGAGCATTTTAAGGAAAGAGTTGCTGTAGGCCTTGGTCTAGCACCGCATCATCTTGGAATGATGATGAATGGCGGAAATAGATCAGTAACCGATAGATTAGACGTAGCTCTTTATGACAAGGTTAAGCAATACCAAAAACAGTTTGCTGAGATAGTTAGAGTTAATGTCTTTAATGAATTATTGTTTGAGGGCGGATTTGATCCGATTAAGAATCCAGTTGAAGATGGCTTGTCAGATCGTTGTTACTTTAAGTTTAATGAAATTGATGTTGATACTCAAGTTAAAAAAGAAACACACGTTATGCAAAAGTATACTAATTCAGTTATAACTTTAGATGAAGCTAGAAAAGAATTAGGACTTGATCCACAAGCTGATGAAGATAAGTTGTTTGGTTCAGTGCAAGCTAGAGTGCAGATGGATATTGCTGCTCATCAAGCTGATATGCAAGCTGCAAACGCTCCTGCGCCCGCGGGAGGACAGGCTAGTAAGCAGAATGAAAAACCAGCTGGAACTAGAAATCTTCCAAGTAAAACAAAAGGTCCTGGCAACATAATAAGACCTACTAATCAACAAGGAACAAGAACATCTCCTAATATCAAAAGAAATGATCTTTCTTGGTTATCAGTAGTTGAAAATCTTTTGGAAAAAGACTATACTGTAATATACACAGATGAGAATTCATCAGATATTCCAAAGGATGAAAATGAGCTTAATGATTAACTCTGATATTTCAAAGCAGTTCTTGCTTGAAGAAGATGCAATTAAAGGTTTTAAAAAGGCAGTAGACAATAATCAGCAAAGACTTGCAATGCAAATCTTGACAGAAATCATCGATGCTTTTATGGAAGCATTTGGTGTATTGTTTGAATCAGAAGAAGACGCTGAAGAAACTACAGTTGAAAATGTAGAACCAAAGATTGAAGAAGTAAAAGAAGAAAAGAAGCCAGCAGCAAAAAAGGCTGAAGCAAAAGAAGAAAAAGTACAAACTGAAGAAAAATGAAACTAATAATTGGCTGTCCAATTTATAAAAGAGATTGGATTTTACCTCAGTGGATTAGATGTCTAATCAATCAATCTATTGATATGAAAGATATTGGATTTATTTTTGAAACATCTCCAAATGATTTTTCTACGGTTAATTCTCTTTTAGCTTGGAAAAGAATAGATAATAGATTTCCATTGTTTGAAATCAATGAAAGAAATGACATTGAGCATTTTGAGCACGAAAACAATGGAAGACAATGGACAATGTCCAAATACCATAACATGGTATCTTTAAGAAATTCTTTACTTAAAAAGGTAAGAGAGTATCAGCCAGATTATTATCTAAGTTTAGATTCAGATATTCTTTTAGAAAATCCTAATACAATAGAATTATTGATAGCTCATATAAAGGACGGAGCAGATGCTGTAGCCCCGTTAATGTTTATGACTCCAGATACAAATAAGTATCCAAGTGTAATGAGCTGGAAAGACTCAGACTTGGAGATGGCATATAGAAAAGAAAAATATCCTTTAGGAACATATTTTGAGTCAGATATAATAATGGCTGCAAAGATGATGTCTAAAGATGTTTATAATAATGTTGATTATGAATTCCATAAGCAAGGCGAAGATCTTGGCTGGTCGAGAAATGCAACCAGAAAAGGCTTTAAAATGTATTCAGCATCTTATATATATGCCCCGCATATAATGGCACCTTTTTTGCTTCAGAACCATTTGACTTCTGGAGATCCAAGAGGTAATATTAATACATATGAAGTCTAATAAAGTATGATATATTTGTATAAGATTGTTTAATCTTATAAAAGTTAATTTACTATATAGATGATCAGTAATAAAGGATAAAAAATGGCTTTTGAATTTGTAGAAAACTTTACCATCGAAATGCCTAAGTTTTCAGAATCAAATTATAACTTTTCTGAATCTTTTGACGCAAAACAAGGTTTAATTATTGAAGTAGCCGCAATTCACGAGCGGATTAACTGCCAATTATAATAACTATTCTGCAATAGAGCTAGAAAAAGCTCTTCAGTCTTGGGTTGATCCATATCCAAAGCCAATCATTCTTAATCATGATTTAAACTCAGAGCCAATTGGTAGAGTTATGGCAGCTAGAATGGACAAAGAAGAAGACGGTTCGTCTTTTGTTCGTTTGCAAATAGCAGTTACTGATCCAGTCGCAGCACAAAAGATTGCAGACAAGAGATACATGACAGGTTCAGTTGGTGGTAGAGCCGGTAAAGCCGTTTGCTCGATATCTGGTGATGATTTGGCATCCGAAGATGACAATGGCAAGCCAAGAGTAGCAAGATATAAGAGAGGCAAAGTTTATAAGGGCAAGATGGCTTTTGTAGACATGCAGGATATTTCATTTAAAGAATACTCGTTTGTTAATCAACCAGCAGATCAAAGATCTGGCGTTAGAGGATCAAAGACAACTGATGGCAGTGCACCTGTAGCAGACTCAGATAACTGGGTAGCAAAGAGTGCAGCTTTTGTTCTCCACATGGATAACGAAGATATTGTGTCAATAAATGAAAATGAATCAATCTTGAAAAATATGAAGAAAAAAGAATCTAAACCAGTTTATCTTCATTTAAAGGGAGCGTTTTTGACAGCCCTTGCAATTCAGGAGAACGAAAATGTCAATAACGAAAGGGTCTCATTACTATCTAATGAAGACTCTATTGAAAATAAATCTGAGGAGAATCTTAAAATGAAAGATGTTGCAACTGATGACATCCTCGCTGTAACTGAAGAGCTTAGCGAAGACCTTTCAATTATTACTGCAGGTGGATCAAAAGAAGAGCCAGCAGAAGAAGCAGCAGCCTCTACAGAAGAAGTAACCCCTGTAGAAGAAGCAGCTCCAGTAGCAGAAGAACCAACAGAAAAATCAGCTGATGAAACAGCTGAGACAACAAACGTTGAATCAGATGCAGAAGAAGTAAAATCTGTTGAAGAACAAAAAGAATTAGTCGCAGTTGAGTCGGATGACGAATTAGCAAAAGCTAAAGCTCGCATAGCCGAACTTGAAGCGCAAATCGCTTCTGCAGTTCCAAACGCAGAAGAAAAGTCTACAGAAGTTCCAGAGGCAACAGAAGAACAGAGTGAAGAAGCAATTGTTGATTCTGTTAAGGCTGAAATTTCTGAAGAAAATAAAGAGACTGAAGGAACAGAAGCAGAGCTCACTAGCGAAGAAGTTGCTCCTGAGCAAAATGCCGAAGATTCAGTCAATAAACTTCAGGCTCTTGAAGAAGAAAACCAGAAGCTTAGAAGTGCATTACATAGAACTCTTGCTGAAAGAGTTGTAGATTCAAAGATTGCAATTGGTATTGAATCCTACGAAACTAGAGAAGAACTAATAGCTGATCACGTTAAGCGTACAGCTTCTTCTTTGGCCGATTCTTTAAGAGATCTTGCAAGCATGCCAGCAGCTAAAAAAGCAAAGGCAATCTTGCCAGAAATTAATTCTGAAATCGAAGCTAGCGAGAATGAGACAGGCGTCATAACTCTTGATAGAAAAGATGAAGAAAAAGAAACAATGGAGACAGCACCAATTGAGGACATCTTTGTAGATGCTCTTATGGGCCGTCGTAAACTTTAATCAAAATACTTTAAGGAGATAACTAAAAATGAGTTTAGCAAAATTTCGTAAAGTTGGAACCAAAACAGGTGCAGGTCGTTTCGTAGTTTCGCAGGGCATTGCCCCAGCAGCCTACTTGCTGACACACCCAGGTCTTCCAACATGGTACAGCGATTCGGAAGATGACCGTTTCGAAGTAGTAATTCCTAAGGGAACAATCCTTTCGGTAGTTGCTGATAGCAATGGAGATGCACGTGTAGTTCCTGCAAACGGAACATCGAGCAGCCAGTCTTGGGGCGACAACATGCCTACAAGCTGGGATCCATTGGCTGGTGCAACTCCAGCTTATTCATCGGGTGCAACTGACACAGTAACTGTAGCAGCTCGCTCGATTCCTGTTGGTGTTGCACAGTATGACCTCTATCGTCCATTCGATAAGGGCACATCACAGGGTGCAGGTTTCATTACCCATGGATATGTTGAGTATCCAATGGTTACTGGTATAAACGCAGACGTCACAATTGGTTCGGTCGTAAGATCAGACAATATGGGCCGTCCCGTACTGGCAGCTGCTAGCGATTTCTATAACTCGTCAGCAGTCTATTCTTACCTCCAGGTTGGTAAGGTAGTGGAAGTAGAAAAGTTTGCAACCAACTTTGATGATGGTCTGCTTTCCTACATGCAATTGCCGTCAGACCCAGGTGCTTTGAAGACTGTATACGAGCTTACACGCTCGGGCGCATTCTCGGGCAAATTGGGTATACGTTCCAACTTGGACGTTACAAATGTGATTGGTGCATTCCGCGTCAATCTCACACTTTAAGAAAATAATAGCAGGAGGAAAGATCCTAAGATGAGTAAGACAATCCAAGAGCTCCTCTCGGGTCTCCCAGCATGGGAGACTGTTTTAACCGAGGATGGGCACATCGATGAAAACAATAGAGTGACCATCAAAGAGGCTTTTGCATCACCAGATGCAGCAGCACTTTTTCCGAAGGTCATCTCTCGTACACTTAGAGAAGCAGCAGAGCCACAGTTACTCGTGACTCCATTGCTCTCGACAGTGCGCCTAGGAAAGGGACGCTCCTTGGAGTTCCCAGCCGTAAACGCAATTCAAGCAGCTGAAATTCCTGAAGGTCAGGAATACCCAGAGCAGGCACTCGCATTTGCAAAGCAGATCGAAGGCAAAGTTTCGAAGAAGGGCGTTAAGCTCTCTTTCACAGAGGAAGTCATTGCTGACTCACTCTGGGACATTGTCGGACTTCATGTTCGTGCAGCGGGTCGTGCTATGGCACGCTTGAAAGAGCAGATTGCTCTGTCACGTTTCAAGGACGCAGCTACAATTGTATTTGACAACGACAGTGGTTCGTATGATGATACAACAGGCCGCGGAATTGATGGCGCATTCAATGACACACTCCACTGGGATGATGTTATTGATATGGCAGCAGTCCTTATGGCAGAAAATCATATTCCAACAGACTTTATCCTCCACCCATTGATGTGGTCGGTATTCTTGAAGGATGCAATTTTCCACACTGGTGGTTCGGCTGCAGCTGTTAATACAAGCTGGGGCTACCGTCCAGACTCGCCAAGTGGTGCGCTCAATTCAACAGCACCAATGGGTCTGAACGTAATTGTTACACCATTCGTAAGCTTCACCGCAAAATCGGGAGCAACACCTGCTAAGTCAGATGTGTTCTTGATTGACCGCAATGAAGTTGGAACCCTTCTCGTCAAGGATGAAATGAGCACAGATCAGTTTGATGATCCAACTCGTGACATCCGTCAGATGAAGATGAAGGAACGTTATGACATCGTAATGCTCGGTGACGGTGAAGGAATCACAGTTGCTAAGAACGTTAACCTTGCTCGTAACTACGAAGTTCAAGTTACCAACGAGGCAACAATCTAATAAGCCTTAGGGAAGCTATAGTTACGAATCCCTAGAGAGTGGGGGGTGTGAGAGAAATCTCCACCCCCTATTTTCATATTTACGTTTTGTTTATTACTATTATCATTAACTGTTAGTGTCGGAGATTATTAGTGGCTTTATTTCTCGTTGATCAAGCAAAAGTGGGTCTTTATAGTGTTTCTATAAAGTTTGGTAGAACCATAAAGATATCTTCTTTAAAGAATGAAAATTTTAAAGTATATAGAGATGCTGCTACGCCAACGCAAGTAACAGCACCTTTTGAAATAATAAATACAATCAAAGATTATAATCAGATTTCTAGAGTTATGAGCCTTTATTGGAAGGCTACTCTAGTTGATGGCGCAAATTATTATATTCTTGTTGAAAACATAGTTGATTCAGCTGGATCAATAATACCAACAGAAAAAATAACTTTTACATACGTATCTGCAGCCACTCCATCTGAAGTAGAATATGTAGATCCGGGTATTGTTCCCGTATTAATTGAAGACAAATCAATTAAGACAGAAGCTGATATTAGTTACAATATCATTGCAAAGAATCCATTATTTTATGTAGATAATGTTGATCCTGTTGATGGAGATTTTTATCTTTCTAATGATTATAATTACGGAAGAGTAACAATATCTTTTAATGAAGTTCCAGCTTCAAACTTTTTAAACAATAGATATTTCTTATGTCAAAGAAAACTAATACAAAAAGCTCCATCAAGATGGGAAAATATAACTACAAACGTGAGTAGCCACTCATGGCGTCCAGAAGTCTACGTTGACTTTCCGTCGCTTGATGCAACGCCTTCTTACTTCACTTCTAATAAAGATTATTTTGAACAAGGATATAAGTATAGAATTAAAATTTCTAAAGATATAGGAATTTAATTATGGCAAATTTTGTTTACGGAAAAGCAAAACAGGCAATACTAAATGGAAATGTAAATTTTAGTAGTAATAATTTTAAACTTCTATTTGTAGATACAAGTGTTTATACTGTAAATCAAAATTCTGATGAATTTGTTTCAAACATATCTAATTCAGCAATAAAGGCAAGAAGTGCAAATCTATCCTCTGTAACCAATACGCTTGGAACCGTGGACGCAGATAACGTATTATTGCAAGATTATAGTGGGGCATCTTTTCAAGCTATAGTCATGTATCAAGTTGGGACTAGTGATTCAAATTCAAGATTGATATCTTACATAGATACTTCAGACGGATTACCATTTAATGGCACTAATTCTTTAATTCCAGTTACTATAGTCTGGAGTGACTTAAGTACAAAAATTCTTTCATTATAGGTAAAAATATGGCGATAAATTATCCAGCATCTTTAGATACTTTTCAAAATCCAACGGCAACTGATCTTTTAAATTCTGTATCAGTTCCACACCATCAGCAGCACACTGATTTAAATGATGCAGTTGAAGCAATACAAACAGTAATTGGACTAAATCCAGCTGGATCGCATTTAACAGTTAAAGATAGAATTGCTGCGGTAGAATCAAATGTTTCTACTCAATCGGTATTAAATGGACTAACAGATGTTACTATTAGTTCTGTAACCACAGGCCAAGTACTTCGCTACAACGGCACACAATGGGTAAATTATAATGAGCAAAGTTTAGTAGACGGAGGAAATTTCTAAAATGGCAAATACCTTAAGAATTAAAAGAAGGTCTTCTGCAGGCGCAGCAGGTGCACCAAGTACGCTTGAAAACGCAGAATTAGCTTTTAACGAAGCCGATAATACTCTCTACTACGGTAAAGGTACTGGTGGAGTTGGCGGAAGCGCAACAAGCATTGAAGCAATCGCAGGTTCAGGCGCGTACGTAACAAAATCTACTGAGCAGACAATTACTGGAAATAAAACATTTTCTGGCGTAACAATTGTTCCTACTCCATCAGCAAATGCTCATGCAGCTACAAAACTTTATGTTGATCAAGCAATATCTGGAGTAAGTGGTTCAATTACAGTTGCTGGCGATAGTGGTACAAGCCAGACAGTTAGCTTGAGTGATACACTTACTATTTCTGGTGGAACAGGTCTTTCATCGGTAGCTAGTGCAACAGATACAATAACAATTAATCTTGATGCAACAGCTGTAACAGCTGGATCTTACGGAAACGCAAATACAGTAGCTACATTTACTGTAGACGCTCAGGGTCGTCTCACTGCAGCAGGCAATAGTGCAATATCAATCAACGCTGCTCAAGTTCAATCATTTACCGAAGAGGCACAAGATGCTGTAGGGACAATGATCACTAATGGTGATAAGTCTGGTATTACAGTAACTTATGACGATACTAACGCAAAAGTTAACTTTACAGTCGCAGCACAATCATTTACAGCCGCAGCCGATGGAGGCAGCAGTCAAACAATTACAGCTGGTGATACATTTACAATTTCAGGTGGAACTGGTTTAACATCCGCTGCAACAACAGATACAATTACTTTAAATCTTGATAGCACAGCCGTTACAGCTGGTTCATATGGTAATGCAAATACAATTGGTACATTTACTGTAGATGCACAAGGTCGCTTAACTGCTGCTGGAAATACAGCAGTATCAATTATTGCAACTCAAGTATCTGACTTCACAGAAACATCACAAGACGCTTTTGGCTCGTTAGTTTCAGCAGGTGCTCAATCTGGCATTACAGTTACCTATGATGACACTAATGCAAAAGTAGATTTTACAGTTATAGCTCAATCATTTACTGCAGCAGCAGACAGTGGTTCTAGCTTAACAATTACAGCTGGAGATACATTTACAGTTGCTGGTGGTACTGGACTTACATCAGTTGCAAGTGCAACAGACACAGTAACTTTAAACCTTGATGCAACAGCAGTTACAGCTGGATCTTATGGAAACGCAAGCACTGTTGGAACATTTACTGTAGATGCCCAAGGTCGTTTAACTGCAGCTGGAAACAGCGCAATATCAGTTGCATCATCGCAAATAAGCGATAAGTCAACAACATTGGTCACTTCAATAGCTGGAACAACAAATGAAATTGCTATTACAGCAGGTACAGGCTCAGGTCCATACACTGGAGCTATTACAATTGGTCTTCCTTCAAACGTTACAATTGGAAATAATCTTATTGTTACTGGAGACTTAACAGTTAATGGCAATACAACAACTCTTAATACATCAACAATGGTTGTTGAAGATAAAAATGTTGTTCTTGCAAACGTTGCAACACCAACTAATACAACAGCAGATGGTGCTGGCATAACAATTCTTGGTGCAACAGATAAAACATTTAATTGGGTTAATGCTACAACAGCTTGGACTTCGTCAGAGCATTTAGAACTCGCTGCAGGTAAAACCTTAATCATTAATGGTACAACTGTTTTGTCTAATACAAATCTTCAGAATGTTACAATTGATGGTGGAACTTTCTAATTAATTTAAGAAAGGTTTTTTGTGACTACACCAAATATTAATGCTAATCAAATAGCGATAAACCCTGCTACTGGTTCTTTATATTACGTAGATGAAAATAGTAATATAGTAGAAACATCTTTAGATTGGATAAAAGAAACTGCTCAAATAACTACGAGCGAAGACGTATTGCTTTCTAATGATCTAACTATTAGTGGAAACTTAACCGTAAATGGAAACACCGTTGTAGTTAATACAGAAACAATAACTGTTGAAGACAATATTATTATTCTTAATACAGGCATTGCCAGTAACGTAGCTAACACATTAAATGCAGGTATTGAAGTAGAACGTGGTTCTTCAACTAATGTTCAAATTCGTTGGAATGAATCTAGTGATAGATGGGAATTTACAAACGATGGAACAACATTTAATCCAATTGGCGTAGCAAATGCAAATACAACTGGAACATCTGCTGGTTGGACAACAGCAAGAACAATAACTTTAGGTGGAGATTTAGAAGGTAGCGTTTCAATTGATGGAACATCAAATGTTACTTTAACAGCAAATGTTATTGCGAATGCAGTTACCCTTGGAACAGACACAACAGGTAGCTATGTAGAAACTATTAGCGTTGGAACTGGACTGTCTAGAACTGGAAGCACTGGAGAAGCAGCTAATCCAACAATTGCACTTAACGCATCAATTAATGATTTAAATGACGTAACCATAGGATCCGCAGCAAATGGAGATTTCTTACGCTGGACAGGAACTGAGTGGATTAACGATGCAGTTAACTTAAGTTCTGATACAACAGGTAGCTATGTTCAGTCTATAGCTGCTGGTACTGGAGTAACAGTTAACGTTGGAGAATCAGAAGCGGCTACCCCAACAATTTCGATTGGTCAAGATGTTGCAACTAGTGCAAATGTTACCTTTAATACTGTAAATGCAAACGTAACAGCAAATACTGCCAATATAGCAACTCTTCATGTAAATGGCATTGAAATAGATCCTACAGGTGCGTTAAATACTCAAGTATTAAAATATGATTTGGCTAATAATATTTTTGTTCCTGGAGTAGCAAGTACCGTTGCAGCTCTAGATGACTTAACCGATGTAACAATATCTTCAGCTGCCGCTGGTCAGGTTCTTAAATATAATGGATCAGCATGGGTTAATCAACCAGACGCAGAAGCAGCAGGCATTTCTTTTAGTCAAACAATAGGAGATGGAAGTAGCACAACCTATACTATCACTCACAACTTAAACACAAGAGATACCGTTGTAGTATGCAGGAATGTTAATTCTCCATATGAAGTCATAGAAGTTCGTTGGGAAGCAACAACACTAAATACCACTACAATAGATTTTTCTGGTCCAATTGGAACAGATTCAGTTAAGATCATGATATTTGCAGCAGTATCTGGAACAGGATATACTCCACCTTCCTCATTGACAAGTATTGATGATATTTTAGATGTCAATGTTGCTACTCCAAATTCTGGAGACTTCTTAAAATACAATGGTTCTGCATGGGTAAATGATCCAATTAATTTGGGTACAGATACTGTAGGAAACTATATGTTAGATGTTTCTGCGGGCACAGGCATTACGATTTCTCACACTCAGGCAGAAGGATCAACAGCTACAATAAACGCTAATACTTCATATCTAGCAACTAGATCTTATGTTGAGAGTCTTTCATCTGGTATTAACTGGCACGCAACAGTAGTTGCAGCTACAACTGGAAACCTTGCTGGAACCTATGATAATGGAACCAATGGAGACGGAGCAACTTTAACTAAAGCAACAAATGGTTCTATAGGAACAATTGACTCACAGTCAGTAACCGCCGGAAAAAGAATTCTTCTTAAAGCACAAAACGATGCTAAAGAAAATGGAATCTATACAATAGTTACAACTGGAAACTCTACTACTCCATGGCAAATAATGAGGGCAGAAGATGCAGATAATTCAAGTATACCTGCAACAATAGTTCCAGGAGACGCAGTATTTGTAACCGGTGGCTCAACAAATGCTAATCAAGGATTCATTCAGACTACATATGGAACTGGTTCAAATAACGCAATAGTTATCGGTACTGATAATATTACATATAATCAGTTTACAGGAACTGCAGCAATTACAGCTGGAAATGGTTTAACTATTACTACAAATACACTAGATGTGGTAACCGCTGATTCGGGAAGAATCGTAGTCAACGCTGATAGTATAGACCTTGCGTCTGGGATAGTTTCAACTGGTACTTATAAGTCTGTAACTGTAGACACATATGGCAGAGTTACAGCAGGCACAAATCCAACAACTTTATCTGGCTATGGAATAACAGATGGAATTAGTACAACTCTTTCAACTGGTAAAATATTAGTTGGCAATGCAAGCAACCTCGCAGAGGCAGTAGATGTCAGTGGCGATGTTATGATTGCAAGTAATGGAAACGTACAGATCTCATCAAACACAGTAGTTAATGCTGATATTAATTCAGCAGCAGCGATAGATTATTCTAAATTAAATTTAAGTAATAATATTTCAACTTCTGACTTAGCAGCTGGTGCGGCAAGAGCTGGCTTTACTTCAACTTTAAATGAAGTTCTAGCAAACTATGCTTTGGTATTGACTGACCTAGCAAAGTTGGTTACAATGAGCAACTCGTCAACAAGTAGTATAACAATACCAGCAAATGCTTCTGTTGCCTTTAATGTTGGAGATAGAATAGATGTTCTACAAAAGGGTTCTGGATCGCTGCAAATACTTGGTGCCTCAGGAGTTACAGTTAACTGCACTCCACAAGGAACTGCAAATACAGCGAACTTGCGTACCCAATGGTCTTCTGCTACACTAGTTAAATTAGCTACAAATCAATGGGTAGTTATAGGCGACTTAAAGGCTTAGTATTATGACAATTCCAGCAGGTAGTTCCGGCGGATCAAGAAAGAATAATAAACCAGCAATATCTGCACGGAACAGCTAAAGCTGATGCTAACACAGCCATAACTAGTGCTGGTTTTATTGTTGGAACTGTTTCGACTCAAAATACTGATGTCTCTGCAGACGTAGATAAAGTAAGAACAGCATTAACAGATACTAGTTTAGAAGTATTGGGAACAGCTATTAATTACACTATCAATAGTCCGTTCTTCCCACCTTATTTCCCTCCATACTTTCCACCATCTTTTTGTGCCCCAACGGGGTGCACTCCCCCTTGCGGAACTGCTACGTTTACTGGTGGCACAGTATGCGGTGGAAGCATTCAAGCTGGCTGCGAATCTGGCTGTCCCGGCTGCCTTTCAGGTGTGCGTAGGTGGAATCTTGATTGTTATTCATACAGCCAGCAATCGTGCACTGATAACTGTGGTATAGTATATTACGCAACGTGTAGTAGTTTTTGCGTAGATTCAACTGTTGCAGCTTCGTGCTGCCCAGCGTAATAAGGAGATATAATGTCACAAGAAACCCCCAAACCAACAGTCTTTGCTTTTATCGTTGATGGTGAAGTAGCATGGCTTCACGGATATGATTATAGAGCTGAGCAAGCAATTGCTGCACTTCGCTCTAATCCAATTGTTGTCGAAGTCCCACAAGCAGATGTAGATAGAATGGTTGATCCTTTGATTGGCCCACACTATATTGGTTGGACATATTCAGATGGTGTTTATAGCCCGCCATCATGAGCGCTTGGAAAGAGTATAAAACTAAGTTAGGCGAAACACGACCATGGGACATGTTAAATCCCAATGCGCCACAATCTTCAGATGAAGAATCCGAGTCTAGGTATAATACATGCCTGGATTGCGATAGACTGCTGCCGGTTACTCATCAATGTAAAGAATGTGGCTGTTTCATGAAAATGAAAGTTAAACTACAGAATGCTACCTGTCCACTTGGCAAATGGTAAATTTAAGATAGTTAAACTATAATTAGTATTACTATAGTTCTATAGTTTAAAGGATAAGTATGGCAAATGTAATTACCCTTAAAAAATCTTCAACACCATCTCAAGCTCCGTCAACTTTGGCTGACGGAGAAATTGCCATAAACTACGCCGATGGAAAACTTTTTTATAAGAACGCGTCCGCGTCAATAATCCGGTGCAGCATTAATATCTTCAATTAATGGAACAGCTAATCAAATAACCGTAACCAGTAATGCTTCAACAGGAGCATATACTCTTTCTTTACCAAGTACTGTAAACGTTGCCAATGTTCAATCCACAACATTAAGAGTTAATGGAATTGAAATAGACCCCAGTGGTGCAGTAAGTGATCAAGTATTAAAATTTAATGGAACTAAATTTGTCCCCGCTGCAGACGTAAGTGGAGCTGGTGGTGGAGTTTCATATGAAGAAACAATAGGTAATAATACTGATACAACCTTTACAGTTACTCATAGTCTTAATACTAAAAATATAGATGTAATTGTTAGAGACAATGTAAGCCCTTATGAAGTCATTGATGTTAGATGGGAAGCCACAACTAATGATACAATTACATTAGATTTTTCTGCAGCCCCGCCAAACAATTCTAGAAGAGTTGAAATTAAAGGTCCAGGAACTCAAGATTATTATTCTGCGACTATAGGCAATGGCTCTAGCTCAACAATAAACTTAGATCATAATTTAGGAACAAGAAGCGTAGTTACAGTTGTAAGAAATGCTTCTTCCCCATATGAAGTTGTGGAAGTACAGGCTTCCGCACCAAGTATAAATAGAGTAACATTAGACTTTAGTACTGCACCAACAGCCAACTCTTTAGTGGCATCAGTCTATGCTCCATCTACAGATTACGCATATGAATCTGTAATAGGTGATGGTTCAACAACTGAATTTACAATCACTCATAATTTAAACACAAGAGATATTGGAGTAATAAGTAGAAATACTGTTAGTCCATATGATTTTACGGTAGTCAAATGGGAAGCTACAACAGTAAATACCGCAAAAATAATTTTTACAGTAGCTCCATCAACTAACTCTAGAAAAATAACTGTTTTCAATTCTTTTGGTGGATCAAGATATTTTAATCCAGAATTTGGTTTAATCGATGGCGACATCATACCAAACCAAGACAACGTTTACACATTAGGCAACACCGCTTTACGTTGGAAGAGTATAAGTATTGGTGGTGGAACTATATATATTACCGACTCAGGTAATAATAACCAAGTTGCACTTACTGTTAATAATGGCGTATTTAATATTGACGGAATAGCACAAGCTCAATTGGCAAACGTTAAAGTAACTAATTTAACGTTTAGTGATAATACTGTTCAAACAACAGCAGCGCCAAAATACTATGGTTCTTTTTATGACATGACAACGCAAAACGCGATAAATGCAAGCGTTGCTTATTCAATGCAGTTAAGTAATACAGCTCCAGAAACTAATGGAATTTCTATTACCTCTGGTTCAAGAATAACATTTGCAAATGCGGGAACCTACAACATTCAGTTCAGTGCCCAGTTAGATAAAACAGACAATGCTGATGGTCTTGTGAATATATGGTTTGCCAAAAACGGAACTCCAATTGATAATTCAAATACTGAAATTACCGTATTGGGAAATAATGGTAAATATTTGGCTGCTTGGAATTTTATAGCTTCAGTTACAGCTGGACAATATATAGAAATAAAGTGGCAGTCTCCAGATGTTCATATGAGACTTGTTTCATCTGCAGCACAAACGAGTCCTACAAGGCCAGCAACTCCATCAGTAATTGTTACCGCTACTCAAATAGCTTAAATTTGACAAATATCTGTTTTTTGTCTAATATATATAAATGCCAATAGATCAACAACAAGTAGATATTACAATACCAAAAGAAAAGATCCAATCTTGGAATATTTTTTTTGCTATCCCATGTTATGATTCTCATGTAACAGAACCTTTTATGATGAGTTTTTTGCAAGCTCTTCTTTATTATAAAGAAATTGGTTTAAATTTTACAATTTGTACAATATCTGATTCTTTAATAAATCGCGCAAGAAATAATCTCGTTGCCAAGTTTATGGGCAACCCACAATTTACGCACATGATTTTTATAGACTGCGATCTTCAATTTGATAAAGAAGCAATTCTTAAATTGTTGTGGCACGAAAAAGATGTAATGACAGCCTCATACCCAATTAAAGAAATAGACTGGGTAAAAGTAAAAGAAGGTGCAGAAGCAGGTGTTGAGCCACAAGAACTCATGGAATACTCAACTAGGTATGTTGTCCATATGAATAAGCCTGGCGAAAATCAATTAAATATAGATAACGGTGCAATAGAATGCTACGAAGCTGGTACCGGTTTTATGTTAATTAGGCGTCAGGTGTTTGAGAAAATGTTTAAGAAATACAAAAAACTCAAGTACTCTGATGATACAGGTGCTTTAATTGGCGAAGAAAAAGAAAACTCTTACGCATTATTTAATTCCTATATAGATGATGATGGAAGATTTCTGTCTGAAGATTATGGCTTTTGTCGATACTGGCAAAAGATGGGTGGAAAAATTTGGGTCGATCCAACCATCAATCTTACTCATTTTGGAAGAATTAAATATATTGGCAAGATGATGCAATTCTTGACTAGAATAACACAATAGTTTTAATTAAAACATATTACTATAGTGGAAGATGAAATTTCACCATAGTTTATGATAGGAGTACCATGGCCCGTTTAAGGACTGAGACTGCGCCAGAAATTACAGTTTATGATGAGTCAGCTGTATTCAAGGCTGCAACTGGAGCAACTGCCCCTTTAGTAGAATTTAAAGATTCTAGCGGAACCGTTGTAGCTAACATTGCTTCAAACGGCGTATTGAATGTTACTTCTGTTGTGGCATCAAATGCAGGAACTGGATCAACAGCTCTTGCTACAAGGGCATATGTTGACAGTGTTGCTTCTGGAATTAACTGGCACACCGCAGCAAACTTTGCAACAGCTGCTGCTCTTCCTGCTTGCACATACGCAAACGGAACATTGGGCGTTGGAGCGACTTTAACAGGTAACTCTAATGGTAGATTAACAGTAGACGGAACTCCTCAGACAACAGGTAAGACTCTTCTAGTAAAGAATCAAGCTGACGCTAAACAAAATGGATTGTATGACATTACAGCTCAAGGCGAAGATGGAGTATCTGCTTTTGTTTTAACTCGTCGTACAGATTCAGACAACAGTATTGGTGGTCAGGTAAAACCTGGTGACGCAGTATTTGTATTATCTGGAACTAATAATGCTAACCAAGGTTTTATTCTTACAACAATTGGCACTGGAACATCTGGCGCAATTGTATTTGGTACAGATAATTTAGATTGGACTCAATTTACTGGAGCAGCAACAATTACAGCTGGAACTGGTATGTCAAAGACTGGAAATCAACTAGACGTTGGAACAGCATCATCTACTAGAATCGTAGTTAATGCCGATGATATAGATCTAGCTACAGTTGCACAATCAAACAGTTCTGGTTCTGCAACTACAACTTTTGTTAGTAATTTAACAGTTGATTCATATGGAAGAATAACTGGAAAAGAAACATCAAGCGTTTCATTTACTAGTGCAGTATTGCATACTTTAGCTGACGCCAAAGGTGATCTGATAGCGGCAAGTGCCGCAGACACATTTGAACGTTTACCAGTTGGAACCAATGGTCAAGCTCTAAGAGCAAACTCTGCTACAACAACTGGACTTGAATGGTTTAATTTAGCTGAGACTTTAGGAATCGCAGACCTTTCAGATGTTACAATTACTTCAGCCAGCAATGGTCAGTTTATAAAATACAATGGTTCAGCCTGGGTTAACGCTTCAATAGCTGAAATAAATGGCTTAACAGATTTGTCCGACGTAACAATAACGTCAGCTGAAATTAACCAATTATTAGCTTATAATGGATCTGCATGGGTCAATACATCTAATCCAACTGTAGCTGGCAACCTAACTGTTTCAGGAAACTTAACTGTTAGCGGAACAACTACTACAGTAAACACTACTACATTGAGCATTGCAGACAATCTGATAACTTTAAACAGTGACGTAACAACTGGGTCACCAACAGAAAATGCTGGGGTTGAAGTATTAAGAGGCTCTTCTGCAACAGTTGCTATGCGCTGGAATGAAACCGAGGATTGGTGGGAATTCACTAATGATGGAACAACATATCAAAGAATCATAACCAACGTTGTAACCAACGCTCAAACAGCGACTTCTTATACTTTAGTAATAGGAGATAAAGATAAGTTGGTTGAATTGGCCAACGCATCGGCAGTTACTTTAACAGTTCCAGCAGACAATACTGTAGCTTATCCAGTTGGAGCACAAATTACCATCCTCCAGACTGGAGCAGGACAGGTAACTCTTGCTCCAAACAGCGGTGTAACAATCAACGCTACACCTGGACTTAAGTTGCGTACAACTTGGTCTTCTGCTACACTTATTAAGAGAGCTGCAAACACATGGGTTGCATTAGGAGACTTGAGCGCATAATATGGTTGCAAATAATCAGACACCGGATGCAGGAACAGGATCTAAAAGAAAAAGAGCGAAACCCTCAATTGCCGCAGGTACAGCTAAAGCTACCGCAAATACCACAATAACTAGTGCTGGATTTATTGTTGGAACGGTTTCAACTCAAAACACTGCAGTCGCTGGAGACCTAGATAAAGTTGCTATAGCCGTAACTGATACATCAGTTGCTCCACTAGGAACAGCTATTAACTACACTATCAATAGTCCTTTTTTCCCGCCATATTTTCCTCCTTATTTCCCACCTTACTTTCCTCCATATTTTCCACCATTTTTCCCACCTTTCTTTCCGCCATTTTTCCCACCATTTTTCCCACCAGCATTTAAGTCTGACGTGAGAGATAAGATTGAAATAGAAGATCTTGAATTTGGTCTTAATGTAGTTGAGGAATTGCGTCCTGTCGCTTTTGAATGGAATGAAAGAGACGGAGATAATCAAGGTAAAAAAGATATTGGATTCATAGCTCAAGAATTAGCTGATGTAGAAGATATGTTTAATGCACATGAGGTATTTGGTTTGACTGATCGTAGAGATGAGGAAACAATATACGCTGCTTACCATAGACTTATTCCAGTGATGGTTAAAGCTATTCAAGAATTATCTTCTGAAGTCAAGGAATTAAAAAAGAACAAAAATAAATAAAGGCCGTTAAAATGTTTGTAAATCCATTTGTAACAGCTAATATTGTCCCGGTATTATATTTCTTTGCAACCTGTTTCTTTGTAAACTCATTATATAATAATCAAAAAGTTCTATCTATATTTAGAATCAATGAAGAAATCCACCCCAAAGAACCATTCAGCTGTTCTAATCTGATTAAGTCAGTAAGCTGTTTTGTAACATTTGTAACATTGTTATATTATTATTTAACTGATATAGCAAATGGATATTATCCAAATATTGCAATACGATCAATAGCTATGGCTTACATGGCTGTAGATCTGATGTGTCTTGTTAAAGTTAAAAAATATTTAACTAAATCAGTAATACAACATCATTACTCAATAATATTTTTAGTGTTAGTAGCAATGTGTGTTGATTTCAATCAAAGTAATATTGGTCAATTAGCTTTATTCTTTTTGTTTATTGTTACCGCAACTTTTCCGGTAAATCTGTACTTTGCGCTCAAACCATATTATAAGGTTGACTGGCTACTGCATGTATCTAAGTATGACTATCTATTTACAATGGTTGGCTATGTAATATATTTAATATTTAATTGGCAGTATAGCATCTGGGGGATACTTTATCTAGCGGCAACAACACCATTATTTATAGCAGACGCTAAACAATTAAAGCATTTATTCCAAGAAAAACCTGGCAAATTTTTACTTTAACAAATCTGTTATAGTATAAAAAGATGGAGTAGTAAATCTTTCTCCTGATATAACCTTTTTAACACCGTGTAAATAATTTATATCTCCAGGATGCGCTACCGCTAAACCTGGCTTTGGTTCAACAACCAAATCATGTTGTGGATAATATAATTCTCCACCTTCAAAATCATCGTTATAATAAAAAAGAGAATTTAAATCATAAGTAGGAAATGGATTAGGCGAACCATCATTTAATTGCTTATCAGCATGTGGTTGTTGCTCTAGGCCTGGAAACCATCTAATAATTACTGGTGGTCTAACTGATACTTGTACTTTAAAAAAATCTTCTAAAAGATACTTCATTTTTAAAATATATTTATCTATTAAATTATAGATATCTAAATTAATTCTAGAAAGAATATCATAACTACATTGTCTATTCTGCCAATAAGACGCATCATACGTACATGTGCCGTCTTCAGCATAAGTGTTTTCCCCAGCGTCCATCCATTCATTTATTGTAGGAAGAAAATTTTGTATAATCTTTAAGTCTTCTATTTCAATAAAGTTATCTTGAATTATAATATTTTCTTTTGATTTACCAAAATGTCCTGGTTCGATTAAAGATTTTTCCATACACTACATCCTTGATTTGCAACATCGGGTATGATATAGTATATCATTAAACAATTTTAGCTGGAGAAAAAAATGGAATTTTTTCACGTAGGTTCATGCACTAATCCTGAAGATAACGCCAAATTTGGCATTTATTTGTATAGAGACGCAATACCAAGAAACTTAAATATTCCAGAAAGATTAGAAGCAGCTTTAGCAAAAAGCACTAATAAAATGTTTCAATGGTCAGAAGCGCTTGTTGGCTACAATGAAAAAATGCCAGAGTACAGAGATTGTGTTGACTTAAAGATGCACCCAAGTCATTGGCAATATTTAACTCCAGAAATTGAAGATATTAAAAATTGTTACGAAGACGTCGAATCAAATCTAAGAGTATGTCTAGAACATTACGAATCTATGTATAATATGAAAATGGAATATATGGAAGCAATTAACTTCGTTAGATATGGAGAAGGTCAACATTTCGATGTACACAGTGACCACGGATTTTCATACACTTGCACAGTATCTTCTATTATGTATCTAAATGATGACTACGAAGGAGGGGAGTTATACTTTCCATTTTTAGGAATAAATTTAAAACCTAAAGCTGGAGACATAGTGCTATTCCCATCAACATATATTTATTCTCATGCAGCCCTGCCTGTTGAAAATGGAACAAAATATTCAGCAGTTACTATGTTTGACTATAATGATAAAAATCATAAATAGGAAAAAATATGTCTAATAAAAATGAAACACCATTTTTTCAACTACTTAAAAAATCAGCATACGATATTTCATTGCTATCTTTAGATGGTGGCGAAAATATGCTAGCAAAAAATAAAGGTAAAGTAACAATGATTGTTAATGTTACTGGAGAATGTGCTAATTCCGCACAATATATACCTATTCAAAATTTGTACGATGAGTATAAAGACCTTGGATTTGAAGTTATAGCTGTACCAAGCACAGATTTTTGCGATGACGCATACGGAGACTTTAAAGATTCTAACGCAAGCCCAAAGCATATGTATGAACATATGAAGAAATTGTACAAAACAGATTTGCCATTTAGTGAATTGACAGGTATAGCTCCGGAACCAAAAGCTGGGATAGAGCAACATGAGTTTTATGAAATGATTCAAGATAATCAAGATCCAATTCAAGGTAATTTTGAAAAAATAATAATCAGTAGAGATGGAACAAAAATGATTCGTTTTTGCAATTCAGATCTATTAGATTTAGCTTTTAATGCCGGAGAAAGAAAGACTAATTCAGAACAAGCTTTAGCAAATATTAAAAGAGCAATTGAAATATTATTAGACGAATCTATCTGATTTATGACAAAAGTAACCTTAACTAAAACCCATCAAAATCCACCTGAGATTGTTCAATCTAGAGTAAAAAGAGATTGGATGGACAATACGTATAAAAAGCACGCCTACCAATGTCTTCCTGTAACCACTGCCAATGTTCATGGCTGGGAGCTAATCTTACCACAAGATGTAGTAGTTCAGTGGGATGGGGGAAACTCAGTTCCAACTATAATAAGCGGTGGAGAATACAAAGGCAGACAGTTAGCTTATGGTGGTATTGTTGGAATGGTTTCGTTTTCTGTTGGTTGGGCTTTTGGCACAGAAGACGGATATGAAACATGGATAAGTGGTTCACCTAATTATTTTATTGAAGGAGCTTCTCCATTGTCGGCTGTCATACCTTCAAGTTGGTGGCCAGATGAATTCCAAATGAATTGGATAATACAAAAAGTAGGTGAACCAATTACTTTTCCAGCTGGAATGCCGTTCATGTTTTTTAATATATTTAAAAGTGATTTACTTGAATCTGTTGAATTTAAAGTAGATAATATTTGGGACAAACCTTCTTTGATGGTAGCTCGTCAAGCGTACGGAGACGCAAAGATGAAAAAGAACAAGGAAGAACCATGGACATGGATGAAGGGAATAAGAACTGGCCTAAATGAAAAAGGGGAAAGAATAGGTCCAGCAAATTCAGGGCTTTTAAAGTTAAATAGCCCATTAGAATAGTTACTATATATTCATACATTCTTTATATTAAGTGAGGAAAAATGTCATTTTTGTCGGTATCAAAAGAAGAAAAATTAATAGCGCTCAATGCAGCGAAGAAGGATCTTTTGATTCATCTATATAAAAGACTGACCCTATTGGGACATGATCCTGAAACCTATAATCTTAATGACTTTTCATTTGATCCTACTTCTTCAGAAGAGGTAGATGGAGAATTTAGAGCTAAACAAGATATTCAAAATACTTTAGATAAACTTGAAACTGTAAATTCTAAAATATCACAATTATTATAATAAGGAAAAAAAATGACTCTCAGTAATCTTGAAAAAACAGCAATTAAAACAAAAGCAACAGCATATTTAGAAAAGTCTATATATACGTTGTCTTTGCTTTTAGGATTAAATCCAGAAATGGCCATGGATGCAACATCAGTTAATGATCTTTCGCCTGAATTTTCAGATCTTTCAGAAGAAACTCAACAAAGTTTTGAATCTTTATTTAATCAAATTCAAGCACTAAAATCAATCAGCTGATATGCCTGAAGTTGTTCCATTTGATTCAGAGTCTCAGTCTGCAGAAGGCCAGGCCCCTATCTACATTCCCCAAGATGGGACCTATCAGTATGCAGATGGGAAGCAAGTAGACTGCTATGTACTGTGGGATGCTGAATCTATTAAAAATAGTATTATAACTTATAAAGAATTTGATGAAGAGGACATTTTATGAGCTACAACGCAGAACAAGATCTTAAATACATTGAAGAAAACATAGCATTATTAATGTATATCATTGGTTTAAATCCAGACAATATTGAAACCATAACTATAGATGAATTAGTTAATTCGGTAAGAGATATTGCAAAAGTTTCCTCGGTTAGAACTTCTGGGACTGGACTAAGCGTTGAAAGCTTAAAGCTATACAGAGATGAACCATCTTTATCATATCTAAGATCACAAAGAATATCTTTAATAGCAAGCATTAGAAGATTTTGGTATTTAAGACAATTGGCATTAGGAGCGATTAACCGTGGATAATTCTCAGGCATATTTTTCAAACATAGAAAAGCTAGTTAAATATCATCAGGTAGAAAATGCCCAAGATATGATAGATAGAACTGCAACTATAAAAGAATATTTAGATGGATTAAATATTGATAGAAGAAAAATAGCTGTTGGTTTTGATATTGTAATGTGGTATTTTGATATGTTTAGTTCAGAAACAACTAAGTGGAATAAAAACTTTTCTTCAACATATGGCGGTGCTCCATATGAGCAGACTTTTTTGACAAAGAATCCAACCTCATGCCTGATGACATTCCCAGCATGGAATACTGGTTTAGCTAAATTGTTAAATGATGAATCTTCTTTAACTTTAGTTAACGGTTATCAATTAGATTTGTTTGAGAATTTTTGCAAAAAAGAATCAGAAACATGGGAATATGAAGTTGTTTCAAGACAATCAGTAGAAGCTGGAACAGCCGGAACATTTGATTACATAGCAATAAATACATATGATATCATCCATGATCCAAGTTTAGTTGTTTCTTATTTTAATATGTTAACTCCAAGAGGAGTATTAGTAATAGGTCACGCAAATGATGGAGCTTCTCTGTATGAAGCAGGAGCAGAATACTCTCCATATTTTGAAGTAAATCAAAATCTAAAAGCACTAGAAGATGCCATAATTTATCACGACTACACCGTAATGGGAACAACATTCGCAATAAAATTGTAGTATAATATTGAGTATGATTGTAGTAGACGATTTTATTAAAGATAATAATCTGCTATTAGAAATAGAGTCAGATTTAAATTTTTTTCCAGAATCAATAGGTGCAGGTGGATATACTGGAAAATTTATGTTTTGGGATGGCTGGTGGAAAAGTCCAGCAAATACAACCAGAAAAAAAATTGTTCAAAAAATATGGGAAAATAATTTACCATTAAACCATGACGATATATGTGGTTTTGAATATTGGACTAGAACCTATAATGTAGGTGAATATATAGGAATTCATTTTGATGAAGATGGATTTTTATATAGGGATAAAAAAATTTTTAAAGGCACAACAATCGGCTGTGTTTATTATCCTCACACTAATATAAACGTTGTTGGAGGATTTCTAGAGATACATCCTTCGGTAATAAAAGATGGAACACCAGACGCATTAGAAAATGATAATATTAATGCACTTGTTGTTCCAATTGAAGAAAGAGAAAGAATAGCTTGTAAACCAAATAGGTTGGTCATATTCGATGGAGGACACACTGTACATAATACAACTCCAATAATTAGTGGCTCTAAAACAATTCTAGGAATAAATGTTTGGCACAAAGATAACCCACCCCACGCTCTTTCAATGGGTAAATTTTATTTTGAATGATGTGATATAATTATATCTATGAAAACAAAATGGAAAGCTACAGTTTTAAATCCTCTTGGTCAAGAGACTTATGATATGGTAGTTGAAAAAATTGACGAGATCCTAACCGCTACGGTTTCTAACGAAAAGGGAACAGTAGTATTAAAAGATTTAAACATTCCACCATATAAGCCTACCTATGTTGCAGACATAGAAACTCCGATGAAAACTAGAATACAATTAGATATAGAATCTTATGACCCCCTTGGCATGGGTGATTTGTATGGCGTATTAAAAATAGGTGATTTTGCTACTATGAAAGTAGATTTGGTTAGATATGAATAATTCTGCTTACGACATTGAATTATTATCAATTGACGGATCTTATGACATCATGAAGTCAATGAATGGCAAATTAACACTTGTAACAAATATAGCATCAAAACTAGGATATGATCCCCAGTGCAGTGTCACATTTTCTTATGCTCGAACTTGCAAGTATTTATATGAGCTTCAGTATATTCATCAAAAATATCAAGATAATGGATTCAGTGTTGTCGGGGTGCCATGCAACCAGTTTGGCAAACAAGAACCTAAAGAAAATCATGAGATAGAAAAATTTATTAAAGAAGCTTATCCCTTTGTAACTTTTCCTATTTCTCAAAAAATAGAAGTTAATGGTAAAAATGAACACCCACTTTATACTTTCTTAAAAGGTCCAGAAAGAAGAGGGTACTCAGATACAACAGCCGATGGAAGCGATGCAGCACGTGAGGGGCAAAACTTAGTTGGACAAGCTATAGCTAGAATACCTCATAGTTATGAAAAATTCTTATTAAGTCCACAAGGTTTATTTATTACTAGATTTAATTGGCAAGATGGACCATTAGATAAAGAACCAAGAGTAATGGGAGCAGGTTGGACAATTATGGAAGCAATTGAAGAAGTATTGGGGTTATAAAAATATGAAAACAGAATTCCTTTGGCAAAAAGAAAAAAAATCTTTTCCAGATACTCCAACAATTACAGATCAAACAATACAAGAAATTGCAAATATTGAATGTGAAATACTTGGTCCTGGAGTAGTGGTTTTTAGAAACGCTTTTGATATAAATCAAGATGTAATTCTTAGCCATATAGATAGTAAGGCAGAAGAAGCTCATCAGACTAGATGGACATATATTGAAGTAGACGGCGTAACAATGGGCGTTAACGAAGATGGATTTAGATATAGATTAGAAGATGTGCCATCAGCTCCAGTTAGATTATTGGATCCAATAAAAGAAGACACACCTAAAGAAGTAGTTGATTTCTTTTTTCATATAGAAGAACAAATTTATAAATGTCTTTTAAAATATATTGATCACTATCCTTTAATGATAGGAAGTATATGGTGGAAAACAAGAGGTCACATTTTAAGATATGGTGATGGAGGAAGATTAGGTTGTCACGCTGATAATGATACTAACTACAAAGTAACCAATGGAGTTAGGTACATGCCAAAGGGGATGGTTGCCTCTAGGCAGACTTGTGGGGCATTAGTATATTTAAATGATCATGTTGATTCTGAGGAAGAATTAAATGGAAAAAATTTTACCAATGGTAATTTGCGTTTCGTTCATTTAGGAATTTCTTATAAGCCAAAGAAGGGCGATGTAATCTTTTTTCCAACAAATTACCTCGCAGCACACGATGTTGAAAAAATGGGCAAAGGTGTTAGGTATAGTTACTTAACATTCTTTGGTCAAGGCGCCGATGACAAGAATGCAAATATTGTTATCGTTGAACCAGAAAACAGCAATCAATGGTGTCCTCCAGTCTGGTTAAATAGTATTTATGATGACTATGAAAAATATTGCAAATCAGAGTATTCGATATATTCTAATCCAGAAAAGAATAATGTTGAAATTGGCTGGAATCCAATTTATCAAGGTAGAGAAGTTGCTCAGTATAGCATCTCTCACGATTCAGTTGAAATCGATAAAAGTTTGGAAGAGAAAACAATAGACGAATCTTTGCCAGAAGGACCATGTGGAACAGAGCCACATGTAATTTAATTTATGTTAAACAAAATTGTTCCCAAAAAACTAGCAAATGGAATTTTATTATTTGAGAATGTTATTTCTATGGATGAACATGATTATGTGATTCCGTTTATTAAATTGTTAAAACAAAAAGCCGTACAAGAAGACTACACTATAATTAAAGATTCAGACGGAAAACAGCTATATGCAATTAATAGAAGCGGACACAGATACGCAGTAGAAGATATAGAAAAAAGTTCAAGTCACATAATGAATTTTTTAGATGAAAATACTAACCCTGATATTGAAAACTTTTTTGCAGACTGCGAGCTAGCATTTAGACAATGCTTACTTCAGTACATAGAAGAATATCCGATGGTATTACCTAATCTATGGTGGAGAATACAGGGGCACATTTTGGCATATGGACCATCAAGTGGCATGGGACTACATAATGATAATGATGTTAACTACCAGCCAGGTTTTGAACCAGATCTACAAATCGCCACAAGAAGTGTAGTCAGTTCAATAATGTATTTTAATAGTTCTGTTAAATCGGCTCACGATATAAATAAAAATGAATATGTTGGTGGAGAAATAGAATTTCCTTATTTAGACTTAGAGTACAGTCCAAAGGCTGGAGACCTATTAATTTTTCCATCAAATTATTTAGCAACTCATGAAGTGAAGCAATGTTTCCATGGCAATAGATATGCTTATGTTGGATATTATTCACAAGGTTCTCGTCAGATAGAAAGAGGAATAACTATACAAAATGGAAACATTTCAGTTGGAAAACAAGGTCAAGTCTGGATGCCAGAAATAGTTGAAGAGTATAAAAAGCATATTTATGATAAACATAAAGATTCAAGCAAAGAAACATTAGACAGACTATTGCAACCCACTGCTAGAATGTTTAATAGTGCTAATACACAAGAGGAACTATAATGATTAATAATAATTCAAGAGGCGAACACTTAGGTGGCGGAGTAGTTTTATTCAATAATGCTTTTGATGTAGATTTTAATTACGCATATGATATAGCTAAAGAAGCAGTCAAAAAAGAACGCGATGCTATGTATTCTTTGACTATAGACCCAGAAACAAATGAAGAAATCTATGTAAATAAAAGCGGATACTTTTTTCATAAACACAGCGTAGATAACATGCCGGGTAGAGCATCTGCCATTCACAGAGATCAAAGACCAGACGTTATAAAACTATTGTCTTTTCTTGAGGAAACAAAAGATAAGTATTTATTAAAATATTTTGATTTCTTTCCTCTAGCTTTTAAATGTGTTTGGTGGAAAGTTAAGAGTCATATTGTGTCATATGAAAAAGGTGTTCACTTAGGTAGTCATTCAGATGTAAGCGCAGATTATATTTATGGAATACTGGTTCCAAATAACCAATTGGCCACAAGAAATACTGTCAGTGTAATTATGTATTTAAATGATTCTGTAGATAGAGAAGATGAATTAAATGAAAGAAACTTTACAAAAGGTCATCATTATTTTAATTATTTAGATATTGAATATAAACCTAAAAAAGGTGACATTATGTTTTTCCCATCAAATTATATGGCAGCTCACGAAGTTAAAGCTGTGGGAGAGGGTGTTAGGTTTACATATTTAGGTTGGTATAGTCAAGGAACACCGAATCCAGAAGTAAATGAAAACGTTGTAGATCCAATTAAAGAGCCAGAACTATCAAAGCACGCTACTAATATTTATATGCCCAATATACTTTCTGACTACAGAAAACATTTGAAAGAAAATGGGTATACCGAATCTTCAGAACAATACTACGTCACAAAGTCAAACTATTAAATATGTTTAATAAAAAGATAATATTAAAAGATTTAGGATCAGGTCTTGCCATAGCAGAAGACGCCTTTGAAATAGATCAAAAGTTTTTATTTGATTATATTAATTGGCTTAAAAAGCAAGAGGAAGATACTTTTACTTACATAGAAGAAGATGGAAAACGTTACGCTATAAATAGAACTGGTTTTAAGTTTGATCTAGATTCAGTATCTATGGCTCCAGAAAGATTTGTAGATCCACTATGTAAGCTTTCAGATAGAAAACCAACAGAAGAGCAACAACAGTTGATTTATAATTTAGAAGATTTAGTATATAAGTCGTTGGTTGAATACTGTAAAATATACACCGAGGCATCAACCGTTTGCTGGTGGAGAAGCCCAGGTCATATAGCTACGTATTCCAATGGTCAATCTATAGGTCAGCATTGTGATGATCAAATACCATATGAATACGGTAAGCCGCCAAAAAATGAATATCCAAAACATAGTAAAGTAAGTATAAATATATATCTTAACGATGGAGTGGAATCAGAAGAAGAATTAGATGGAACAAATTTTATTGGTGGTGACATTTTTTTCAAGCACGCAAATTATACCCATAAACCAAAAGTTGGCACTGTAGCTATATATCCTACAAATTACATTGGAACCCATGAGGTATATCCAGTTACAAGAGGTAAAAGAATTGCCTACCTAGCTGCTATTAGTTACGGCACACCGGACAATGGTAGCCCTATCCCAGTTGAGGGTGAATCTAGGATATGGATGCCAAACCTAAGAAAAGATGCTGGGCTAGAATGGGAATAGTCATTACTATTAGCTAACGTAAACCCACTTTTTGGAGTATTTATGTTATACAATCAAAGTAACTTTACGTATAATAACGCAGGGATATCTTATTCTGGAACCCTAATAATCCATGCAGCAAGTCTAGTAAATCCTATTGTATTAAATAATATATCTATATTTACTTCTGCCAACGAAGATTATTCAAACTATACAACTATAGGGGTTTTAAGTATAGACGTAGATCCAACCGGGACTATCACCATGGAAGTCTTAGACAAAGACATTATGGCAATATCATCAGCGCAAGTTATATCAATTAGCGGGTCTGCAGAAGTATCTATATTAGGCTAATAACAGCTACTATTGTTATATAAGAAATCTTTATAATTGGAGTTCAAATGACCACTAATACCGTATTGGTTAATGACAGGGTTAGAATAAAAGTAAAATTTGTTGACATAAACCAAGATACAGGAGCACAAGTCCCCGTATCTCCAACCTCTGTATTAGTCACTATAAAAAAATCCGATGACACACAAATTGTTTCAACTAGTGCAACGGCTTTAAACAGCTCCGAATACTACTATGATTTTACGCCAACCATAGCTGATACCTATAGAATAACTTTTATCGGAAACATATCTGGCGGAACTTCAATTACTGTAAATCAACAACTTTATGTCAGTACTTCGACTGATGAATATAAGCCAGCAATAACTCTTAAAGCTGATGAAATAATAACATTTGCTCCAGACGTTGATCCAATATATTTAAATCCAGAAGAAATTAAATCTTATTTTCCAGAAGTTTCGCTATTGGAAATAGGAGAACTTTTACATTATTATTCCCTTGAAGTAAAAAGCATCTATGATTTTAATGAATCAAATCCAGCATCGGGCATAAGCTTTACCGCTCTTGAGTATATAAAAGCAGCATGTAACTGTGATTTAAGTAGAACATATAATTATGGTGGAGACGATGATACATCTGTTCAACTTGGAG